TACCTACTCAACCTGGGCTATTACGTGTTGCCGGCCAACAGGTTCTGGATGAACTGCTGCTTTTGATCGTCGTCCATGTTGGCCATAGCTTTGCGGGCCACGGCCAGCGGATCGACAGTGCGCTCCATCTGCACGCCCGGCTTCCAGTCGACCAGGGTAGTTGCAATCTCATCCTGGTTTTTACCGGCTGCGATGAGCCGACGGATGACGCCCTGGAGGGTGATCTTCATGTTGGCCCGAGCATTGGTGAAGACGACTTCCTCGCCGAACTTGGCTACGAGCTCTTTGAGACTCTTGCCGAAGTCGAAGGTGATAGTGACCTCGTCATAGCCTTCCTTTTTGGCACTGACCTCGATGACACCGGATTCCTGAACAGCTTCTTGGGTATTTTCTTCTTGGGTATTTTCTTCTTTGGCCATTGTAGTTCTCCTTTACTCTTCTGGTTGAGGGTTGAGAAGCTCTTTGATAAAAGCTTCCTTGGCAGCCGGAGACAGGGTTTGAATATAGTCTTGTAGACTTAACTTAGGTTCACCTCCTTTTTTAGACTTACTTTTCCCTGACTTCCCGTAGGCGAGCTTTTTAAGTCGCCCATCTTCTTCAGCGATTTGATACTCGAGTTGATCGTGGCGTTTTTTCAGTTTGTTGAAAATACTGAAACATTGTTCATAGATCTTTCGAGCTTTAGTCAGAGCCTCATTAACGTATCGAAGCTCTGGTTTTATTTGCGCCAGTTCTTCCCTTTTCTCTTCAATGTCCATCCTTTCGCCTCCATATTGGAAAGGGTGAGCAACTATTTTGGAACCCCATTGTAACATGAATCAAAATAGTTTGCAACAACTCTGTTTAAAAATATCCAATAAGTTTTGCCGGGTTTCCTATGTTTAAAATTTAAACACAGGTGGCGTTATTTCTCTAACATTGTGTCCAGAGCTTCTTGTACTAGCTTTGTTAAGTCCTCTCCTTTAAGCCTAAGAGCGATATCAGCATCTACAATCTTTTTGTCAAATATGCAGATTGTGTATGCTGTAGAATCTCCTGTACTAATTTTATGAAACCATCTGTCTTGTTGTACTACCATTGATCTCCCAGGTAGGTTTCTCTTTAGTTTTTGTAACGCTTGTTTTGTGTTCATAGTTTGCTCCTTTCTAAATAACTATTTAGTTCTGTAACTTGAAATGGCATTACTTACTTCTTTAGACAATATTCCATGCTCCAAATAGGCGCGGTCTTGTAACTCTTTCCGTACGGCTAGAGCGTTACGATTAATAGCCCCCATTTCCTGGTTAGTCATAGGAAGAATCCCGTCTCGCCCTATTGGCCCTGTACATACTCTTCTGTCATAGTCTTCACAACGAGTGTGGTATTCTTCGGCCAACTTATGAAGATATTGATCCTGCTCTACATACTCAAAAGTTCCTAAATATTCTCGAACAAAGTCCTCGTCGAATCCTTCATTCATAGTTGTTCCTTTTCTAATCTACTTTTCGGATAAGACCATCTTGTTCTGTAATAAGCCCTAATGCAAGCATATCAGCTCGCAAGTTTGGGCCTATCGGTTCAAAATCATCGTCAAACCATTGGACTTTTGGAGACCCGCCAGTGTTGCGAATGTAATCTAAAGCTTCTCTGTGTAATGGTTTCATAGTTTACTCCTCTCTAATTATCCCTCATGAAAGTGATTACCCTTGGGTCAGTCTTAACTGCAAACTTCCTCAAAGAACGACTAAGCGACAGGCCCTCCAGATTAGTGCATCGAGACAACGCTACATATGCTTGCCCTCGTTCGAACACATAAGAGCAATCAAAATGCACCTTGTCAAAGGTTAATCCTTGGGACTTATGCACAGTGATTGCATACCCCAAACGGAGAGGGAACTGTATAGCTTCCCCAAGGATGGATGTAGAAAACTTCTCATCCTCCATAGAGCATTCTTCAGACTCCCACTTAAATCTTTTGATTACAACCTCTGGGCCATCATCAAGTTGGACTTTAATAAAGTCGAAAGGTTTAGGCTCGTTAGGATCTGCGTGGATTTCAGTGACGGTGCCAAGACTACCGTTGACATAGGCGCCTCCATTAACTACAGTCATAACCCTAGCGCCGACTTTGATGGAGAGATATTCAGGAGCTGTGATAGTTTTCTCTATGTGGAAATCCGGAGAGAAGTTTTCATACTCCATGGTAAAAGTAAACTCTTCTGCATCAAGATTGGCCAGAGATATCTCATTAGCAGTGTCTACCTTCTTGTTGGTTGTTCCAAGGATGATAGTCTTATCAGAAGGACGAATCACTTGGGTGTTCAACAAGCTTAAAGCCGAAACAGGAGTCTTCCCTTGGCGTATTAAGTTAAGCGCCTCAGCGAAATCTGATCCATCTTTTTGACGATAAATCTTGGTGAGATTGCAAGTAGTTACCTCGGCATCTTCCCATATCTTCGATTGGAAGAACCAAGGATCAGGTAATCTACCTTCCTCGTGTTGAGGAACTACTGGAGGAAGTTGAAAAGGGTCTCCCACAGCAATCAACCGGACACCGCCAAAAGGTGTGTCATCATCCCGGATTACCTTCAGAACGTAGTCTACAAAGGTTAGAACATCACTACGAACCATAGATATCTCGTCGATCAGTAGAGTGTGGATTCTCCTGAGCCATTCCTTCTTCTCGCGCTTAATCTTGCTGGCAGAGATAGAGGCTTGATACGCGATGTCGGCAATAGAGAAGGGGATGTTGAATACTCTATGTAGAGTTTGCCCGGAGACGTTCATGGCGGCTACACCAGTAGGGGCGCAGATAGCTACGAATTGTTTAGAATTTTTCTCAAGCCATTTGGAGACGAGATAGCTCTTCCCTGTGCCGGCTCCTCCAGTTATAAAGAGAGACTTGTTGGAGGTTAGCAGGAGTTCAAGCACTTCTTCCTGTGTAGTGTTCATTTCTCCTCCTGACGTTCAGCTATAAGGGCCTCAAGGAGGACCATGTAGTTTCTGGTGTCTCCGAGTTTTTCTTGCCAGAAGGATTGTGGCTTGACTACACCAAGAGCCAATAGGTCAATAGCGTCCCTAGTGGCCACTAAATGTTTCACTAGCATATTCCAGAGAGCCGCTTCAGGAGTTCTGCCAAGGGCTTGAAACTCCGCAGCATTGTGGAAGTTAGCTAGTCTGTCTGCATCACTGGCATATTCCGAACTTTTGGTAATCATCTGGTCTCGTTCAAAAGCTTGACGTGCGCGGAAGATTTTGTTAAACTCTTTGTAGTCCATAATAGATCCTTTCAATCGAAGTAGTGGCCCACTTTTTGAAGGCAGTAGGCAGTTGTGGCCTTAGTGCGGATGTTGTTGTATTCGGCCGGATGTGTTGCAAATAGATGATCAGCCAAATTCTTTGCGCATTCTGTTAAGTCTGAGGCCGTGAAAGTTTCTTCACAGAGGGAGCATTTTGCTCTGTATGTTGCCATAGTTTGTTACCTTTCTATAATAGGAAAAGCGGTTAATAAGGCGTCTTGTTCATCTAGGAGTGCACAAAGTTTAATTTTGGCAAACTCTATGTCCAACTTAAAATTTCCCCCAAGAAATTTCATCTGTTCGTTGAGTAAGTCTCTCAAGATACGTACTCCTGAGAGATTGTCAAGGTTGTTTACTTTCAAGAAATGTCTGGCCGCCTTTTCAAATTTCCCTATTCGTTCCGCTCTGCCGATATGTTTAACGAGATGACAATTCGGGCATAGGGCCATAAGTTTGACAAGTTTTTGTGTTTTAGTTTCTAGAATGAGTTCCCATTCTTCGTGACACTCCACAGGGTGCTTAGGACCTTTGCCTCCACAGATTTCGCATATATAGTTTGCACTACGATAGCAGTCTGTACGGAGAAGGTCCCAATCTTCTTGAGGAAGGAGAGAGCGAAGATTCCTTCCGTGAGTCTCAGGAGGGATAGGATTAGGGGTTAGGATTAGATTCATGATTTGTCCTTTTGTTCAAAGTATTCTTCAATGTCATCATCGGCATTAGAAGCTAAGGTTAAGGCACAGTATAGGAATAAGATACAGAAGATTAGTAGTAGGCCTAAGATATAGTACATGGTTATTTCTCCTCTGCGCTAAAGAATCTATCACCTTTACCGTTAGGTTTTACAGTCATGTAATCAAAACCTAGCTCTTCTCCAAGAGCTTCCCATGCCGAGTTAGCGCGCTCTTGAGGACTTCTCGGCATTCCGCAATTAAGAGCAACCATTGGAACAGGCTTACTTGCCTCAAGAAGCTTATCAAGTTGCTCTTGAGTCATTTCATAGTTTTTTCTCATAGTCGTTGCCTCCTAGTCAAATATTTTACGTGCTTTTTCCTGCAAGTCTTCTGAACATTCTCTCTCCCAAGAATCTCCCCAACCACAATAATCTAAATGGTCATAAAGCTCTTGGCCAATTTCTTTTAGGTTGTCTCTTTCTTCTGTTGCCTCTGCGAGTTTATCTTTAAGTTGCTGATATGGGCCAGATTCTTCGACACAAGAGCAAGAGTGCCAGCCTTCAACTCGGTTGTAATTCCAACCATAAGTATTGGGGTACTCTTCTGGACTACCATCAAGGCATTCATCACAAACTTTCTGAGATAACTCTTCATTTTCTGCTATAACCTCTGCAAGTTTGGCTTTTGTTTCAAAAAATCTATCTTCATATTTTTGCGCTATTTCTATCTGATTTCTTAGGGCAATATCTGCCGTGGCTAATTTAAGTGCTATGGCCTCTGCGTCTGCGAGTTGCTTTCGGAGAGAGTCTTCTTTCTGCATAAGTAGCTTGCGGATAACTTGAACCTCATGGCAAGCTGAGGAGCAATAATAATCTGACTCTACCTTAACAAGTGTTTCATCAGAGTAAATTTCTTTTCTGCAAGTCTTACATTGTAAAAGAGCCATTATTTATTCTCCTTTGCTACGTCCGGAGAGGGCTTGCCTGATATCCCTCTTCACCTTCTCAATGCGTTCTCTTGCTGCATTCAGAAATATAAAATTAGTTTTACTAAGTGGATGTAGCCGTGCGTCATCAAAATATGCAAATTCGCGCCCCTTTTCTACAACGGAATCAATATCTATGCTGCGCAATGTATCCTCCAACACCTTCACTCTTTCCCGTTCTGCTGCGAGGTCGGCGCGGAGATGGACGAGTTCTTTTTGCGCAACCGGATTCCCGGCTACCGCGTCAGCCTGCTCTTTGCATCCACAAGAATAGTATTCTTCGGTTGGACGATGTTGGTAAACGAAAAGATCTGCCTCAGTGAGAAAATTCTGGCCGCAGTTGGAGCATGTCTTTAGCATCACTAATCCTCCTTTGCTGTGTGAAAAAGAGCCTCTTCCGAAAGCTCAAACTCGAAAACAGCACATACATAACTCATATCGATAGGGGCACAAAACTTCAAACATCTGCTCTTTATTCTGTTTGAATTGCGACAGTATAAACAGCAGGCAGCTTTTCTATACTCTGGTGCGTTCATAGTGCCTCCTTTCTTAATCCCCATCTACCACATCCTCAGGGAGAAGCCCTCTAGGAATAACCTTCCCTTCATTCTCAGGCTTATGGTGATCTTTAAGAACTTTCGCCAAAGCGTCATAATCCACTGGCGGAGGATTCCCAGAGATTTCTATCCTATCTTCTTCAGCCAAAGTTTGCACAAGAGTTCTGCGATTGGGTCTATCCTTCTCAAGAAGATCTACCAACTGGTTTTCTCGCAAATAGTTGACCGCATCCTGAGTGGACTCTATGCGAGGGGAGAGGTCTTTGTGAACCGCTAGTTCTGCTAACACCGCTATGCCTTCTCTAAACAGGTCAGACATTGAAGAGATATGAATCCCTTGGTTGTGCAATAGGTAAAGCGCCATAGCAGCATCTCTAGCATCACATCGAGCAGTTGTTGCAAGAGTTCTTTTTTTCACAGTTTTCCTCCACCTATAAGATTAAAGATTGTTGAGAAGAGAAGATAGAATCCTGCAGCATATACAGCCAACCATAGAAGTGTCTGCCACATCTTCATATCTCCTCGTGTCCATTCTCACAGATTCTCCCATCAGGCGTTTCATACACCTGGCCTCTACAGATAGGGCAAACCTCCCAGTGAGAGGATAGTTCTTCAAGCCTCTGGGCTATTGGCGCACTGACAATGCAATAAGTTATATCTAACTTCGCTAAACGTGCCATCTTTGGATCAAGCAGAGACCATCCATACGGAGGAGACTCAGACTGGGAGGATTGGTTAGATATCCACAAAGCTGCTTTCTTATCACACGCGTTGGCATAAGCTTCAGCGGTGTCTCTTTGCCGAAAAGCCCGGACATGCCACATACGATTGCCGGACATTCCGTAGAGGATAAAGATCTCTTTGTCATTTTCTGGAACAAGAAGAGTTTCTATAGGCTCCTTATATAGCCCTCTAGCCTTAGCGAGAGATAGTGCTTTGGTTAGTGGGTAGGAGAGACCTGCTGTTGCAAAATTTAGCCCAGCAAGTTGTGCTGTGTCTTCATGGTCGTATCTAGCATAAACCTCCAGAGGCTTCTTTGAGAACCAGAGATCATACTCTCGATATTGCCCGAGGAATATACCTCCTTGTGGATGATTATATCTCGGTTTCATAGGATAGTTTCTCCTGAGTTAGATGTGTCAATTTTAAGATCGGCTAAAGCCTCGCAAAAATCATAAGGGAAGTCATTAGCTAGAATTACAGAACAATCGCAACAATTACTTAAGACGGTTTCGTCTTGGTAGTCTACAATAGGTTCACAATGTTCTTTGCATTTTGAACAGAGCATATTACCTCTCAGTCCCACCAGTAGATTTTTCTCTTTTGTTTAGCAAACAGTTTGGCAGCTTCTTTATTAGCATGAAGGATGTCTATTCTATTCTTCCAACGAGAGTTCATCCTATCTTCAATCATCATAGGGCCAAGACCTTCTACGATAATCACTTTGCCAAGAGTAAGGCCGAGGACTTCTAGATCTCTAGACACAGCGAGAGTGCCAATCCTTGAAGGATTGTTAGAAGCCGTAGTCTCAGGAGTTGAGTCACATTCTTCTACAGAAGCTGTGTATGCAGTAGCTGTGACAATGCGGGAGAATAAAGCAGAAGGAACCTCTTTGTTGGGAAAAGTTAGATTGATAATCTTTTGCTGGCGAGTAATAGTGCCTTGTTGATCTTCTATTATTCCTAGAGCCATCTGAGCATTCTTGTGATTCTCCAAAGAGACCTCATCAGCTTTGATTGCTTGATAACTGGAGATTCCCACTAAAGTAGCACAACAGAGAGCAAGAATAGTTTTCATAAGAAATCCTGTGTTTAAATTTTAAACATAGGCAGCAGGCGCAAAGAGGGATTCCTCACACCTGCTGCCTAAATAGTTAACCCTCGCCAGCGTGAGGTGTTGTTTGAAGAAGGTTTGCAGCCTTCCTTTGCAGGTAGAGATATTGTATAGCTTTATGGAAAGCTCCTTGATAGCGCTCTTCTAGAAAAACAACAAGATCTATCATCAAAGCTTCATCACAATCCGTGGAAGATGAGACGACGAAACCAAGCTCTTTGGAAGGTTTCAGCTCCCCATTGAGAACTATCACAATATGCCCGAAGATGTTAGCATCCTCTCCAGACGCAAGCAGGTTTCGTCGCTCCAAGATGCGATCTATATGGGTTTTTGCATTGTCTAACGCTTCAGTAGTTTCGTCATCTCCTACACGAGACGCGTATCTTTCTTTAGCCGACATAGTGTTTTCTCCTTTTGTTAAAGTGGTCCTTGTTGAATAAAAAGTATCCCCGGATAAACTTTGACCTTTGAGTGAGGTTCTCCTCTTTTAATTGGTGGGAGAACATAGACCTCTTTGGGTTGAGAGAAGGTGGGAAATCTGAAAACATTCCTGACCTTTTCCCAAAGATAGGGCTTACGACAAGATTGTACCTCTTCCTGCATGGTGTCTCCTTAGAGTGAGTAAAGTAATCCAACAAACCCGGACAAGGCGAACAGATACTTTGTCACTATTTGCCACATCTTCATGAGATATCCTCCTTTCGTAGATTAGTTTCCAGTCGAGAAGCTAAATAACCACATAACTCTCGACGAAGTTCCCCATAAGCACCGCTCCATTTACCTTCTGTACAGTAATAAATGCCTGCGGGAGACATATAGAGGTTTTCTCCTGCCGATGGTATAGGATAGATAGGATGGCCGGAGTATTTCTCCCAGTCAGGAGCCAGACGGATAATCTCTTGCAAGTCTGCATTAGAAAATACTATCTCCTCCGCAGTATTGCGGTCCATGAAAATTAAACGTAAGTCATGGCAAATACCTGCTGTAGAGATTTCTGGCTCAGCGCCAACAGCCAACTCTCGCAAGCGCACAATAACCTCTCTTGTCACTTCTTCTGTCATAGTCTTCCTCCTTTCCTAGATTAGGTGTGCAGCGAGACAGGATTCGAACCTGCACGATTATGCCAACTCAGATGATAACCTCTTCTTAATAACCCGCTAGGTCGCAGGGCCAACTTAATGACCGCATCTACCTCCACAGTTAGGTTCTTCATCTTGCGTCTACCAAGTTATGAGGATGGCCGGAGCGCCCGGCTTCCCTTATGACTTCATATATCAGCCTCATAACATTCCGCCACTCGCTGCATAATTGTCTAGTGAACATAGTGAACAAAACAACCTAATGAGTATCTTCAATTTCTCTGGCCTCTTCAGGCGTCATTTTGCACTTTTCACACCAGATAATATGACCGTATCGTGTAGAGTGCCCTTGAAAGTTATGCTCTAAGGGATGACAGCATTTGCTTTTTCCCTCGTTTGGCTCTGTATTCATTGATAGCTCCTTTCCTCTCTTAGGGAACATTATCTCTTTGGAGGGACACTCACTTCGTTCGTTAGATAGTAAGCACAATTTCCTTATCATCAACCCATTATACCATATTACCATGTAGGAGTAAAGCACTCTTTTACTCCATGATTTGGGTGAACCGTCTGAACCGTTTGCATTGTTTGAACCGTCTGCACCGTCCCCATCCCCATGTCCCCAAATGTGGTGAACATAGGGTGGATAGTGTTAGGTGGGTGTTGTTAGTTGTTGTTATTTCTTTTTTTTTTTTTTTTTTTTTTTTAATAAGAGAAACAAACACAGACCCCAAACCCATGAAAAATAAAACTCCTATGAATAATGGTTTTGGGGATGAGGGGTGGGGGCCGACTCAAGCGGTGCATCCAATTCAAACGATTCACCCGATTCACCTTCTGGAACCTTGGAATAGGGCTATGATATCGCGCTATGTTTAAATATTAAACACAGCATCCCTCATTCCAAAGGCCATTAAACCTCTGGAGCCTAATCAATAGAACTTTCTACACCTTGCCTAAATACGTCGTCTCGCCGCATCCATAGCAGTCGAAATAAATCTTTCCACCATGAATGGACTCATTCCCGTGCTTATTCCCACAGCGGGCACAACGCACTTTTACCACCTTATACCTTTTACTCATGACAGTTTAGCTGCCACAGGTGGCTTGAATCTGCTGACACACAACGGACAGACATTTAACTCTTTGACAATCTCTGTCCTTGTGCCACCATTAGGACCTTCAACCTCTCTCGTCTGCACAGGGATTCTTTCCGGTTTTGCTCCATCCCCTTGAACTTTCTGACAGCTTCCGCAAATATAACTCATGATTTGGCTCCTTCGAATTAATGGCTCCAGAGGTCATTCATACTCTGAGACCGCATCTAATTACCAGGCTTTATGCCTCTAACTCTTCTTCCGTCAGGTTGAGCAACTCCAGAGCCTTCTCCCGCTCGACTCCCATACTCTCCATGACGAAAGCCACTTTCTGCCCACTATCCATTTTCTGAAACGCACTGGCCGCACGTTTCTTCGGATCTTGAGTCCTCCCTTCAGATTCAAAATCCGTACTCACATCAAACCTGATGAATCCCTTCTCATTCAGGCCATTACTCTCCGCCGTCTTCAAATCTTCCGCCACAACTCCACTTTCCTTCAACTTCCCTTCCATCCCGCGGAGTTTGGCCTGTGCCTGGACTCTTACACTCGATCCCCCCGAGGCGAGTTCGATTGCGTCTTCGAGTTCAACTGATCCGTAGTCCAGTTCCAAATTCACGAAATATTTGTGATTCTTAGGGAGACTTTTCAGGTCACCACCGGCCACAGACATTCCGGTCACTTTGATAACTTTTCCTTCACGCTTCATCGTTGCCATTGTTCGCTCCTTTGTGGCAATCTCAGAGCATGAATGACCCTTGGAACCATGTTTTAGATACCTGCATCGCCTGAGCGGTTTACTCCGTCCCTCAATCGGGCAGGATTACTCCGGTTACCTTCATGTTCCACGTGGAACACCACTCTCACCGGTCGTCTAGGATGTCAAAGATCGAGGGTTGATAAATCCCGGGACAGCCCTCACGGCCCCACATGCCCGTTGCATGTCTCCCGATTTGTTAAACCCATTATCCCACATCCAGCGGCAAATGTCAAGATAATTCGCCAAACCTTGCGATCATGGGTGGTTGGCCCCCCATCGGGGGGTTCCAGGGGCCGCGCATACTTAGAGTACAACTAAACCAAAATGCGCAACTGTTATATATGGCACCAAATGGTGGGATTGGTGGAGGAGACGAGGAGTGGAGGGGTAAATATTGTCCCTGGGTTGGGGGATATAGAGGAAGCAATCTTCGCTGTGTTTAAAATTTAAACATAGGAAATCTCTCCAAAGAGGGAATACCTCTGCCCACAATTGTGACAAATGTTGTCTTGACTACTATCGGAAATAATGTTATAACGGGAGAAAGGAGTAACAAGAGGGAGAAGTTTATGCCAGAATTAGTTCACACCAAAGGAACTCCAGAATTCCGTCAGCAATTGGATAAGAGGCGGAGAATCCCTGGAGAGCCTAAAAAAGGTTTTGAAGCTACTCAGATGTGGGATCGCTATCAAGAGATCGCTAGGAGAGTGGTGGTCGGGCAGAGTAATGTAGAGATCGCCAATGACCTAGGAGTCACTCCTCAGATGGTTTCCTATGTGAGAAACTCTGATATTATAAAGCAGCAAATCGGGAACTTGCAGGAACAGGCCAATGATGACGCTGTGTCTGTATCAAAGAGGATCAAGTCTCTAGCCCCTCATGCTTTGAAACTTTTAGAAGAGATCATAGTTGAAGGCAAGGTAGCTTCTGAAACAATCCCGGCCAAGCTCCGAGCTCATCATGCAGAGAAAGTTCTTGACCGCGCCGGGCATATGCCTCCTAAAGAAATCCGCTCTTTAAATCTCCACGGACATTACACCCCAGATGAACTCGAAGCCCTGAAACAACGCGCCACTCAAAGTGCTCAAGGTGCGGGAATCCTTGATGTGGAATATAAGGAAGTCAATGAGTCTGAGTAATGAACAGTGGGAGTTCCTACAAGACATTTGTAAACTTGTAGCCTATGCCAAGTCAAAAGGGTATAAGCTCACAGGTGGGGAACTCTATCGGCCGATGTCTATGCAGTATCTCTATTTCTTTGGGTTTAAGGTTTTACGTTGGGCTTCTGGGGCGCTTCCACTAGGATTGGCCATAGCGCCTAAACTTAGTAAAACTCTAGACTCCATGCACCTGCAGCGTTTAGCCATGGACTTTAATATTTTCTTCGACGTGGACGACGATGGCATCAAAGACTATATTGACACTGCCGAAGAATACCAATTTATTGGGACTGACCTTGGGGATTTCTGGCTCTCGCTCAACAAAAAGAACACTTGTGGTTTCGCTTGGGGTTGGGACCAAGGTCATTTTGAGCGAAGAGTATAGCCGCTTCTATGTTTAAAATTTAAACACAGGGAATATGTTATAGTGATTACACGAAACCTGACAAATCTTGGAGAAGAGTTTACCAGCTTTCTAAATGGAAATTTGTCATTTCTTCTGGTTTCTGAAGGAGATCGAAGTCCTTCTGTGTATGATACTACTACCCTGGAACCTATTCATATAGACCAGAGTGAGGTTTCTATAGATGGTACAGGGCTGTTTACAGTTCCTTTATGGCCAAATGAACGAGGAAACATTCCCACGTTTTATTTAGTAACTTTGACCCTAAATGAAGTTAAGCGCGCATCTTATAAAATTCAGATCCCTGATGGAGTTGGAGATATTTCCTGGAGTGCCGTGCAGACTGTTGATCTCTCTCCGAGCGCACTGTCCCTTCTGACTGCTTCTCAAGTTGTTGTCGATACCGCAAATTTTATAAAGAATCTTGGAGTAGCCGACACTGATGTTCAGAAAGCTCTAGAAACTTTGGATGCTTTAATAGCTGCTGGAGGAGTTCCTCTATATGCCGGAGACCCTGGAGCGCCTAACACAGATGATGTCTGGATTAACACTGTGAGTGGGCAGCTTAAAGCTAAAACAGCTTCTGGGACTATTGTATTTGAAGCTTTAGCGTTTGTAGCAGATTAGTTAGAAAGGGATATTATGAGACTGTTATTGTCAACACTTTTGGTCTTAATACTTTGTACCCCTGCTTCAGCTTTTTTAGATTATGGAGACATTGTAGGATTATGGACCGCTTGTAATGGCTACCTCAAATCCGATGGTACCTGTGACACCGCTCCTGATTCCAAACCAGACGTTTACCTGGCTTACGCTGACTCAGGCGCGCTCGAATCAGCCAAGCCCTGCGCCAGCAACTCAGGCGATATGGCGTGGACAACCGACCTTAATTTTTATATCTGCGACGGGGTATCCTGGCAGAATGCCGGCAGTAGTGTTGTGTTTACCAGACTAGAAGACATAATTTTTGACGACTTCAACCGAACTGATTCAAACCCCCTCAGCGGGAGTTGGGCAACCGTTCCTGATTTTAACCCTGTTCAAATTGTGTCAGGGATTGCCAGAGGTGGCCAAAGTGGTCCTACCAGTTCAATGGCTTACAGGACCGATGCTACGCCGACGGGGAAGGCGCAGTGGGCCTCGATAGAGATCGGTGCTGGTCAGTCCGTTGCTTACCAAGGGGTCATGCTGCGCAACCTTAACGCTACAAACGGCACATTCTATGTAGTATGGACCACAAACGCGACCACCATCGGTGTGCATAGGTGGACGGATGGGACAGACACAGCGATAGGGGGCATAACTGTTCCAACGCTCGTTCCGGGCGACGTGCTACGGGCTGAAATCGAGGGGCCAGATGTTGGGCCTAGGATTCAGGTTTATGTCAACGACATATTGGTTGGCACTCTTACCGATGACAACGCTGGGCAGATTACTTCCGTCGGAACGTGGGCGATTCACACGCTCGGGACCGGCGCAACGGGCCTCGACAACTTCAAGGCTGGCAATATTCTCTACGAGGGGACAACTCAACCAGTCTTTGATTCGGCAGGAGAAAATTTTGCAGAGAGTGGGACAAGCGTTTCAGTTTCTCATACGATGGGGGTTGGTGCGAATGGCATTCTCCTCGCGTGGGTCGGGTGGGACAGCACGACCGAATCACTCTCCAGCGTGACCTATGAGGGCGTACCTATGACTGCTGTTCTTGGTGGTTCAGGTGAATATGCCAACCATACGTCAGGGGCTTGGTATTATACACTCGCACCAACTCCAGGAACAAAAACAATAGTGGCCACCTTAACCGGGGGAAGTCATTTCGGTCTGCTTTGCCAAACTGTGTCTTTTACTGGAGTGCTCCAAGCATCCCCAATCGAAGATGTTTTTGTTACTGATGGATACTTGACAAACGTCGCAAATCTTGCTTTCCCGAAAAGCCCCGCTGATATTGTTGTAGATGGGACGATGGCTATCTGGTCGGGCGGAGCTGTCTCATTAACAGCCGGTAGCAATCAGACTGAGCGGGTTAATACTATGTCTGCTTACGGAACTGCTGGAATTTCGACAGAAGATGGCCCGACTTACGATGGTACCGACTGGACACTCGGCGGTGACAAAGACCACGTGAATATTGCCTTTACACTCAAAGGGCTTTAGGAGACAAATGAACTTGCACAATACCACAACCAATAGGAGATTCTATGAAAACTTGGGTAAGTAAATTCTGGTATGGGCATGGAGAGAGGCTTATTTATTGTCTCTTGGTAGTAATCCTTGCCGTGGGGTTCATGCTCTCAAGTGTCGAAGATTTGAGCAAAAGTGCTCCAACTCTTCTGATTGCTGTAGCGACGTTGTTCTTAAACAAAGCTCGTGGTTCATCTATCGAGCATAACAAAGAGGAGACTCCAGATGATTCGAAACCTATTCAGTCTGATCCTGTGTAGTTTTATCCTGTTCGGTTGTGCTGGTTGGGCGCAGAAGAATCAGGAAAACAAAGTGGCTGATACTCTGTTAGGGACAAAGGCAACGATTGTAAGTCTTGCGGTTAGTGCTGATCAGCTGTGCTCTCAAGGCGCATTGACTCAAGTACAGTGTGATAAGGTTGCATCGATCTATTCTCAAGCCAAAGGCACTTATGACTTAGCCGCAACGACTATGGAGTTGGCGCTGGAAAGTTCAGAGCAATCCGGCTGGGATGCTTATGTGGCATATCATACACAGTTTATGGATCTCTATGTATCTCTAATAGATTATCTTGCCACTCAAGGGATTCTTGAAACTGTTGAGAAAGGAGAAGTACAATGACGCAGGCACAAGTTAATCTTATTCTCGGTCTGATTCCTGTGGCAGATTCGATCATCTTCAGGGTTGGAAGTGAGCTGTTGGAAATGAGTTCTGAGAATCTTACCAAAGAAGAACTTATTAAAGCTATCGAAGCCTCCAAGTCTGAGAGTTGGCCAGAGTTGAAGTTTGTAAGTCCTCGTTAACCCTCAGGCATTTAGGAGGATGTGTCTTATGAAGAAAGTTGAGGACTGCGTGTTGAAGGAAGGAGAAGATTCTTCTTCATGTCCTCTAGCTAGTACAGCAGTAGACGTTCGCTGGATGAAGAGATTAGGAGGGTGGACGTTTACTGCCGTAATGGCTGTGTTGGCTTTAGTTGTGTTAAGCATCTATAACTCTGGCTATCAGGTGCGCGGCATAGAACAAAATGCTAAGGATGTGACTAGGATTGATATTAACGATCGTAATCAGGATAAGTCTATTTCTGAATTGCGGCAAAATCAAAAAGTTTTAGAAAAATCTGTGCATGAATTGGAAGAAGATCGTAGATTTAGTAAAGGAATATCTCACTAATGTTTGAAGGGCCTATTATAAAAACTCCAGAGATGGACAGGCTCTTAGAGAAGTGCTATCTCAGCACTCGAGTGACTGCTAATACTCTATTTCCTGAGAGAATGTTTAGGCCGTTTACAACTATTCATGACGACTTTTTTAAACTCTTAGATGATGATTCCGCTCAGAAGATATGTATTGCTGCTCCTAGAGGATTTGGTAAGACGACTCTAGGAACTATTACCTATCCTGCGAAGAAGATTCTCTTTGGCGAGAAAAAGTTTATAATGCCCGTGTCGGCTACAGCACTATCAGCAATGTCTCAAGGGGAAAATCTTAAGAGAGAGCTTCTCAGTAACATTCATATCTCTCGCCTCTTTGGGCCTATGAAATCTGACATTTTCTCCAAAGAGCAGTGGGTCACTGCTAATGGAATTATGGTGATGCCTAGAGGTGCTGGACAACAGGTTCGTGGTCAGCTCTTTGGCGCACATCGTCCGGACCTGATCGTCATAGATGACCTTGAAACAACTGAAGGAGTATTCTCTGATGAACAGCGTAAGAAGACCAAAGAGTGGTTCTACTCAGACTTGTGTAACTGTGTAGATCGCTCAAGCAAGAATTGGAAAATTATCTTTATTGGCACAGTTCTTCATGAAGACTCTTTGCTAATCGAACTGTTGGAAGACCCTAGTTGGAAATCAATTAGGCTGGAAATATGCGACGATGATTTCAACTCTAATTGGCCAGACTTTATGTCCTCTGAAGCATGTTTGGAACTGTATGAGGAATATAAGAGGAAAAGCCAAGCAGATGTTTTCTATAGAGAGTATCGCAATATACCTATCTCGACTGAAGATGCAGTATTCAAAGCGGAATACTTCAAGTATTACAATGAGGAAGACATTGACCCTAAGGCTTTAATGAACTGTGTTATTGTCGATCCTGCTAAAACTGTCCAGATGCATTCTGCAGAGTCTGGCATTGTAGGATGGGGTATTGATAGAAGTTCCCACAAGATGTATGTTCGTGATGTGGTGGCAGGGAAGTTCCATCCTGATGAATTATATGATGAAGCCTTTAAGATGGTTCAAAGGCTTAATGCACAAATTCTTGCTGTGGAGGTGACTTCTCTAAACGAGTTTATCACTCAGCCTATCAAAAACGAGATGCGAGTTAGGGGAATCTTTCCTCGCTTTGTGGAACTAAAAGCTAGAGGGCATAAAGAAGATCGTGTTAAAACCCTTTCTCCATTCTACCGTTTAGGCTATGTCTATCATAATCCAGATGTAGCCAGAAGGCTTGAATCTCAGTTGATAGGTTTTCCTAGATCTAAATACTGGGACATTATGGATGCTGCGGCATATGTAGTTGAGCTAATGGAGCTTGAAGGAGATTACTTCGATCCGATGGATAAGTATGATAATCCTGAAGATGAGTATGCTGATCTGGATAATGACGATCCGTTGGATGTTGCTGGCTATGTTTAAATTTTAAACACAGGGAATGTATGGCACAGAAAAGGTTTTGGATAGGGTCATTAGGCCCGTTCTTCTATGATGATACAGATGCTCTGCATGATCCTGATGGAGTGATTTCTGATACACAGAAGACTGTTTATAGTGAAGGGCAAGTTCATATAGATGAGGCTCCTACAGAAGATAATCATGTCCTGAGGAAAAAAGACCTTGAGGCTGCCTTAGTTTCTGGCATGATCCTTATGTGGTCTGGAGCAGTTGAGGCTATTCCTGTTGGTTGGGTCTTGTGTGATGGGGCTAATGGGACCCCTGATTTAACTGATAAGTTTATCCTTGGCGCCGGAGGAGCAGCAGCTGTTGGAGATACTGGGGGACAAGACAGTGTTACGTTGGTAGAAGGTAATCTCCCTGCACATACGCATAGTATTTCTGCAGATGGAGACCACTCAGGGCATGATACAGGGACTGTTGAAGTTCAAAGCGGTTCTGGAACTTTTGTAAACACTGGAGATTCTTCCCCAGGAGATCATAGCCATACAGGTAGTACTGGAAGTGTTGGTAGCGCTACTGCTTTTGATAATCGTCCTAGTTATTATGCTCTTGCATTTATAATGAAGGCTTAAAGGAAGGATGTAAAATGCCTACAATTATTCAAGGCGAGCCAGGAACTCAGTCATTTGATGATCCTAATAAGACTTATGACTATGAGTATCCAGAAGGTCTTGATCTTAGTCCTACTTCAGAGTTGTCAAAGAAGTTGGTTAATAAGATTCTGGAAAGGGCAAGAACTAGTCAAAACTACATGAGTAGGCGACATAAGTCTTGGAATAAGATAGATGAGACTTTATCTGTGTATACTCCTCTTGATGAAGAAGAGCTAAAGTCTGTAGCTAAGGATGATAGGAAACCTGTGAGTATTGTGTTTCCCTACTCTCATGCTATACTGGAATCTCTCATCAGCTATATGCTAGCTGCGTTTTATCAGACTCCTGTATTTGAATATGAAGGGCATGGTCCTGAAGATGTCATAGGAGCCACTCTTATGACTAAGGCTGTGGACCTCCACTGTACGAGAACCAAAGTGGCGTTAGCCTTGCATACTATGTTCAGGGATGCCTTTGCCTACGGCTTAGGAATCACTGTGGCTTCCTGGAAGACCGAACATGGTCTTGTGTATAGAAAGCAGAAGAAAGGTTTTCTGTCGGCTATATCTGGAGGATTTCGTCAAACTGGAGAGGCTAAGGTAGAGGAAGAAGCCCTCCTTTTTGAGGGAAATTACTTGATCAATATAGATCCGTATAAAGCTCTCTTGGACCCCAACGTCCCTATTCAAAATTTTCAGGAAAGCGAGTTTTTTGGTTGGGTGGAGAATACTAACAAGATGACTATCCTTAGCGAGGAGGCATCTTCTGATGAAGATATCTTTAATGCCCGCTATTTGAATCACATGAGGAATGCGCGAACTGCTATCATGGATCGGGACTCCTCGAAAAGGGAAGTGCGTTTCGGCGGCAAGCCTGATGATAATAGTTCCAGTACTAACCCTGTTGACCGCATCCATATGTATGTCAACTTGATTCCGAAAGAGTGGAAGCTTGGTGATAGTGAGTATCCGGAGAAGTGGTACTTCCAAGTTGCTGGCGATGGGCTGTTGCTTCAAGTTAAGAGATTAGGTCTTGGGCATAATAAGTATCCTGCAGCAGTATGTGCACCAGACTATGATGGCTATAGCACGTCTCCTATCTCAAGACTTGAAATGCTGTTTGGGCTTCAAGGAACTTTGGACTGGTTGTTTAATGTGCATATAGCTAATGTCCGTAAAGCTGTCAACGACATGTTTGTGTATGATCCTTATATGATTAATAGTAGGGACCTAGAAAATCCCCACAACGGGTGGTTGATTAGAACTCGTCGTCCAGTCTGGGGTAAAGGGGTGAAGGATGCCATCCAGCAGCTTAACGTAAACGATATCACTCGTCAGAATATTGGAGACTCTTCTTGGGTAGTCCAGTGGATGCAAAAGATAGGGTCAACTGATGGCTCTATTATGGGCGACATGAGGCAAGGCGGCCCTGATCGACTTACTGGAGCGGAATACCAAGGGACAAAGCAAGGAGGCTTGAATCGCTTAGAGAGGATGGCTAAGATTATAGGTCTTCAGGCGATGCAAGATATAGGCTACTTTTTCGCTTCGCACACTCAGCAGTTGATGACGCAAGAGTCTTATATTCCTATTTTAGAGGGTTGGACTCAAGTGTTACTCAAAGAGATGAAACAATCTCGTGGGCGTGTTAAGATTTCCCCGATGGATCTTCTTGTTGGTTTCGATGTAAAGGTTAGAGATGGGTCTATTCCTGGAGGAAACTATTCGGCTGTTTGGGAAAAGATGTTCCAGACTATAGCTACTGTTCCAGAACTTCATGATCAATTCGATCTGGTTAAAATTTTTAAACATATAGCCCGTAATAATGGTGCTAAGAATGTAGAAGAGTTTACAAAAATTCAAGTATTGCCTGATGAGCAGGTTTTGCAACAAGCTCAGCAAGGTAACCTTCGTCAAGTAGGAGAGGCATAACATGGCCCTGTCAGCAGAAGAGTTTCGTCGTGAGATGTCTGGTCAGTTTTGGCAAGAGGTTGCGGCTGAACTGAATATCTGGATAGAGGATCTTCGCTCCTTATTAGAAGACCCTGAAATGGATACACAGATTAAAGACGTTCACCAAGCGCAAGGATCGTTGAGGGCAGTTAGGAATATGTTGAATCTTCCTACTGTTCTTATGGAAGCAAAGAAAGAGGAAGAAATTCAATTAGCCCGGGAAAAAGAAAAGGAGAATGAAGATGACTGAGGAAAATGAAAAGAGTGAAATTGATCTGTTTCTGGATGGTGCTGCTGATCCTGAAGAGGACAACATCGACAATGATGATGAGTTCTTTGGTCGGGAGCAGGGTGTAGAGGAGGAAGAGGGGGGTGAGGAAGATACTCCCTCTCCTGATGCTGATGAGGATGCTGATAAGGAGGATACTACTCCTCCTGTTGAAGATACTCCTGCTGCCGAAGAAGATGGCGAAGATACTCCTCCGGAAAAGGATGAGCCTTCTGGCGAGCCTGATGAACTGGCGACTCTCCGTGAGCAGAATGCCAAACTCTTGGAACGTATTGAAGGATTGACTCCTACTGAAGCCAAGCCTTCGGAAGATGGAAAAGATGCTCCCACTCCCACTCCTCAAGCAGTCCCTGGGGAGCCTATGGACTTTATTGGGGATGAAGATCTTGATGACATCCTTGCGGACAAAGACAAGTTCAATGGCGTCTTGACCAAGATTGTAACTACCTCGATGGAGAACATTCTTCGTTCTATG